GCGGCGTTCCTGGCGTTGCCAATCCGAATATTGGTTTTATCGGCTTCCGCTTCCCGCTCGGCCTCGGCATTGCGATCACTGGCGCGGCTGTATATACGGATACGACCGCAGTTGCTGCGGGACAAGTCAAAGTCAAGCTGTCTCGGACGGTGTAAATGCTCGGGCATTGGTACGGGCTGCTATTCCTGGCCGATAAGCTGCCAGAAGAAACACCAAAAGCGCACGGCGTAGAGCGCAAAGCCAAGCCGACGCGGAATAAATATGAGGTCGATTCATTCTCGAATTGGCCGACAAAACAACGCAGAAACGACGACGAAGAATGTCTAATTTTGCTAATGATCGGGGGATGAAATGCTAATCACTAAGACTCTGCTGCTCGACGCGGTTTCATTGAAGATGGACGGCGACACAGGAAAATTCAGCGGCTACGCGTCTGTTTTCGGTGGCGTTGATTCCTACGGCGACACGATCATCAAGGGCGCATTTGCTGACACGCTGAAAGAAAACGGCCAGCCAAAACTGTTTCTTGAGCATTCGTGGGCGGCTGGTGGCGCATTGCTTCCAATCGGCAAATGCGAGTGCAAAGAGGATGACTACGGGCTGTTTATGCTTGGAGAGCTTACGCCTGGGTTGGCGCTTGCTGATGACGTTCGCGCTGCAATGAAACACGGAACCATTGACGGCTTGAGTATCGGTGGGATGGTAAAAGCTGGCGACTTTGAGGAAAAAGGCGGAAAGCGAACGATTAAACGCTGGCACAAGCTACTTGATGTTTCAGTGGTTGCGCATCCTGCTGACGGATCGGCAAGAATCGACCTATCCAGCGTCAAACACATTGATTTTGAATCCTTGTTGCCTGAGTGCGACACGGAAAAAGACATTGAAAAGCTGCTGCGTGATGCAGGGCTCCTAAAAGGGCAAGCGACGGCTATCGTTTCCCGCATCAGGACGATTCTAAAGGGGCGCGATGCCTCGGGGCGTCACGATGAGCAATTAGCTGAAATCGTCTCACGACTCAATAGGCTAACCGCCTAACCCTGCATCAATCCACATCAAGCGCCTACGGGCGCTTTTTTTACGCCTAAAGGAAAGTGAAAAATGGAACAAATCATTAAGTCGCTCGAAAAAGTAGAATCCAAACTGACCGCGATCAATGACCGCGCCGAAGCCGAAGCAAAGGAACTTGGCAAAGTCTCGACCGAAACCAAGAACGCAATCGACGCTATCGGAATCGAGCAGCGCGTACTTGCTGACCGCCTCGTCGCTCTTGAACAAAAGGCCGTTGCCTCGCCAGAAGCAAACAAAGAAAGCTCATGGGGCGAACAGTTCATTAAGTCGGCGCGTTATGCTGACTTCGCAGGCGGTCAGGCTCAAAAGCTGCGCGTCGAAGTCAAGAATACGCTGACCGGCTCCGATGCTACCGTTGCACCTGATCGCAAGCCCGGTATTGTCGGCGGCGCAATCCTGCCGTTTTCGATGGAAGCCTTGCTGCCTTCGACTACGACTTCGAGCAACGCAATCGAATTCACCAAGGAAGCCAGTTTCACGAATTCGGCAGCGGAAGCGGCTGAAGGCGCACAGAAAGCTGAATCGGCTCTCACTTGGTCGCTGGTTAATATGCCGGTTTCGACTGTCGCCCACTGGATCAAGATTTCCAAGCAGCTTGCTGCTGATGCCCCTGCGCTCAAGGCTTACGTTGATACCCGTATGCGTTACGGCGTGAATGCCAAGGTTGATATTCAGTTGGTCGTCGGTGACGGCACTGCGCCGAACATCAGCGGCACCTACGATGCCGGAAATTTCACGGCGCACGGTTACACGAACGCAGCGATCACGGCGATTTCGGCAACGTTCAAAAAACTGGTACTGATTCGCAAGGTCATGGCTGATTTGTACGTCGCTGGCTACCCGGCTGATGCAATCGTGATGAACCCGGCTGATTGGGCAACCATCGAAATTGAGTTGTTCACCACAGCAGCGGGTCAGACACTTTACAACGTCAATTCTGCCGGTCAAGCGTTCCTGTTCGGTCTTCCGGTTATCCAAGCAATCGGCATGGCGGCTGATACCTTCCAGGTTGGCCGGTTTAGCGAGGCGTACATGCTTTACAACCGTGAAGGCGTGGTTGTGGAAATGTCCGATTCTGATAGCGACAATTTCACCAAGAACCTGATCACCCTCCGCGCCGAACGTCGTCTTGCTCTGGCAACGGAGAAGCCCGCCGCTGTTCGTGGTGGAGATTTGACCCCGGCTTAGTAGTAGCTCAACCCAAAGCGCCCCTTGATTGGGGCGTTTTCATTGGAGGTATTACGAATGGTCAAGATCAAATTCATCACTAGCGGCGCTAATTCCGCATTCGGCGGGTTCAACGCTGGCGACATGCTCACCTGTTCGGAAGCGATGGCAGCGCACCTTGTCGGCGTGAAATGCGCGAAATACGCAGACGTTCCGCCTGTTGAAACTCCCGCCGAACAACCAGCAAAGCAAAGGAAGGCTAAGAAATGACCATTCGATTTATTACAGCGTGGGACAAGTACCACGACCAGCAAATTGTTTCTGGCCTTGGCTCGACTGAGGAAAGCAGGCTTATTGGCCTTGGCTTTGCGGTGGCTGACTTGGACGGACCTGGAAATTCTCCTGTTGCTGTATTTGCAGAGACTAATCCTCTCACCGGGGGGAGTACAATTTCTAGCTCCTGGGGCGGCGGTGTTATCACATTGGACATCACTGACGGCGATGATATTGATACGGTGCTTGCTGCTGTATTGGCTGCTGTTCGCACCTACGCAGCGCTAAACCGAGGCCGCTGCCCTATGGTGCAAATTCCGGCAGGCAATTACACCATGTCAAGCACATCGTCCACGATTACGCTTGAGCCGTGGATGCGTATCCGTACCCTTGGGAACGTTCGTATCGTAGCAGTTGGACACACTGTTCCGGTTTTTTGGGTGCGGAATGACGTCACGCCTCAGTTTAGTCAGGGCATATCAAGCGAAAACAACGGGGCGACTGTGCTTGATTGTAGCAACGGGGCGCTGATGATCGAAGGGAACCATTCTGCGGGTAGTGCTGGACTACGTTTAGGGAATGGTGATGGCGTATGGGGAACACTATATGCGGGGAACTGGTCGTATTTTACCGGGCTTGGAACTTATGATGGCCTTCATATAACGGGGTTTGATGCCGGAATACAGTTCACGAACCATAGTTCAGGAATGTATAGATTTACAAATTGCCGCCTTACCGACAATGACGTAAATGTGCAGAACTCGACAGTGACAATAAACAGCAATTCAAATGGCCCTATATCGTTCATTAACTGCTTTTTAAATGGGTCAAGTGTTGCTCAGGTAGAAATAAATGGTGGCAGCGACATATCGACGATTGAGAGCAACACAAACATCGATTTTACCAACTGCTATATTGTTCAGTCCGATGGCGATAATCTGCTGTTGAATTCACCATCACGTTGCCGTATTCACTTTCTTGGCGGGTGCATCGAGGGCGGCGACTATCTTGTACGATCGACAGTCCTAAGCCCAAAATCCGACATCATGTTTACCGCAACGATGTCTGCACCAACCAAGTCATCAACCAGTCAAGCGAATCCATTTTTACGCACACTGTTTAAATCGGTAGGCGGCGGGCCGGACTATGTAGTAAAAATCGCCAGCCTTGCAATGGACATGGTGGCCGCTAACTCATGGGCTGTCGCAGAAATAAACACCGCTGCTGCGATGTTCATGGCGGATGATAGTGTCACCATGCTTTGCGCCAACCTTTACGCAAATTACTCGTCTGGGAGTGTCGCTGAGAACAACTCCATGCGAAACCAGCCTATCGCGTCTTCTAAATGTTTCCTTAACCGTAATTCTGGATTTGAAGAAGCGTTGCTCACGACCGGATGGACGACAGGCGGAACGGGCGCGTGGTCTAGGGATACAGTTGAATTTTACTCGGGGTCAGCGTCTGCAAAACTGGTATGTACTGCTCAGCATGGTTACATCGAGTCAGAGCAGGTGCCTGTTATAGCGGGGCAGGCATACCACGCTGATTGCGCCTTGAAAATTGTGGCGGCTGGAAGTCCAAATATCTA